CAACAAGGGGGTCGTGTTAACACGACCCGTACACCAAGAGTGTACCAAGTGGCCAGCCCGGCCAGGACCTGTCTCCGAAACTTACAAACACATGTGGGCCTACTCACTGAGTACCGCATGTCTCTAGCATCTGCTAGTGAGAACGAGTTCATCTTAAGTAAGATTAACCCCTCTCACCACGCTGACAACGAGACAACTCAGGACGGCTTATGCTGCGTTGCTTATGCGCACCATTAGCGTTTGTGAAGAATTAGGACAGCGCCTGGACTTAGAGGCCAGACACACCGGAGCTGAGCTTGAGCCGTAGTATGAGAATACCGGCTTGGGCATCAGCCCCGGCGAGGGTCGACCGTTCCATCAACGGATCGACGTGTCCCCTAGGTGCAGTAAGTTCAAGCTGCACCTGAGCCGCAAGCCTCCTCTCTTCGAAGAGAAGGAGGTCACGGAGGCCCGCGCCTGACTTGGCCTGAGTCAGGTACGGGAGGGGAGGCGGAGGCACGGTGTCGTTAGCCCGTGCCAATTTCTCGAGGAACGTCGGAGGCTTCGTACGACGGCATTTAAGTTCTTCAAATGCAACCTCAAGATCCATTGGGACATCTGCAGGGATGCCCAAACCGCCCAGTCCAGTGGGATTAGTGGGTTTTAGTTGGAAGGGCGTCCAGCCCTCCTTCTTTAGACGATAACACAGGCTGTCGAGATTGCGGAGCATGACCTCTCGCGCCCTCTTCCTACAACCATCGGGTAGTCTGTTCAAGGACTCCCACCGCCTCTGCCAGTCAAAGCTCATCTGGTCGAGAGGGGATTCGTCTATCTGCGCAGTGGCCTTCGTCATCTGCTGCAGGAACCCACTATTGGGGAAAGGGATCGGATTGTGCAACATGATCCGATCCAAGGAGACCCAGGATACCTTCATAGTCTGACTATTGACCTGTGCCACGTCAGACAAGAAGTAGGCCTTTCCTGGGGACAGCTTCCAGTTCACCGCCTCAAGCAACTCGAGCCAAACGTTGTACACAACATCGTCGCAGCGGGCCACAATGTCATCACCATTGATCGCCATGGGGAAATAGTCAAGAGACTTATCCCACCATCGATCATAGGCTAGGCAGTAGGCCAACCGCTTCAACGCCGCGTTGACAACACAAAGCACCGGGAAGCTAAGGGGCGAGCCCATCAGCTGTCCATTCTCCTGGAGTACGCAAAGAGTGTCCCAGAGCAAGGTCTGGGGGCCTAGTGCGCGATGCACTACGGCCCCCAGGGTGTCCTCCATGTAGACCACACGCCGAACGGTGTCAGTGCATTCCATCGACAAGTCGTTGGTCGACTGTTGATAGTCTCCGCTGTTCACCTTCCGGAAAGTATGGCGCATGAAGGCCGAACCTTGATTCAGACGCTCCCCGAGCCATGCACAGTTGTTCTCCTCCCTCGTCAGACGAAACACGTCGTGCCTTTGCAGGCCACGGCGCATCTGATCCAAGAGGGGTTGCAGACTTCCGTACAGGCTGGGGTCACCGGCAGTGATGGTCCTG